TCTAAAAGAATTCCAGATGCTGGGGTTTATGATGACTGCTCTTCATAATTTCGCTATCCGATACAATGTGCCAATCCTCGCCTTCATTCAATTAAATAGAGACGGGATTACAAAAGAATCTACAGACGCCGCTAGTGGTTCAGACAGAATTGTCTGGCTCTGTTCTAACTTCTCAATCTACAAACTTAAATCAGACGAAGAGATAGCTAATGATGGGCCAGACGAAGGCAATAGGAAACTTGTGCCTATCGTGTCAAGGCATGGGGCGGGACTAGAGCATGGAGACTATATTAATGTCAAGATGAAAGGAGAATATGCCAAGCTAATTGAGGGGAACACGGCTCTACAAATTCAAGAAGGGAAATCATATGAAGAACAGTCCGCAATCGTTGACGAAGACGACATTCCTTTCTAAGTATTCGGATCAGGCGAAGCTTAATCAGCTAACTAATAAAGTAAGAGAGAATATAGATGGGATCTATGACTACTTTGGTGAGCGGCCAAGATACAATGGGTCTGACAAAGTGATCCTATCCCCGTGCTTTATTCACGGCGGCGATAACGAGGGTGCTCTGAACCTATATCATAATGCTGATTATCGCATACATTATAAATGTCGTACTCACTTATGTGAGGAGCATTTCGGTAGCTCACTGCTTAGCATGGTTCGGGGTGGACTATCCCATATGAAATACGACTGGCAAGCCGCTGGGGATCAAACTCTTACATTCGATCAAACAGTTGACTGGCTACTAGAGAAGCTAGACCTTAACTTCTACACCCTGAAGGACGCTGAAACTGTTGACCTGAGTAACTCTGAGTTCCTTCGAACTATTAACGCGGTTACAGAGCAGGAACGCCCAAAAGGTACAATAGAAGAGAGCCTATATAGAAGTAAAGCCGAGATCCCCTCTCCTTATCATTTAGGTAGGGGATATTCAAAAGAAGTGTTAGAAAGATACGGTGTGGGGCTATGTAGTACAAAGGGCAGGCTTATGTACGACAGATCTATGGTACCTATTTATGATGATGGGGGAGATTATATACTGGGGTTCAGTGGAAGAAGCATACATGGCAAGTGCGAAGAGTGCAACCATTATCATTCTCCCAGTAATGATTGCCATGTTTTTCCGAAATGGAGGCACACCAAAGACCTCAAAACGCATAAATTGTTGTATAATTATTGGAACGCCCAACAGTACATACAGGAATCAGGCGTAATAATCCTAGTCGAGTCTCCGGGTAATGTATGGAGACTTGAGGAAGCGGGCGTAAAGAATTCGGTAGCTATCTTCGGGACAAGTTTAGGTAGCGATCAACAAAGACTAATCGATGAGTCAGGAGCACTTTCTGTGATATTAATAATGGATCAGGATAATAATCAGGCGGGGCAGAGAGCCGCCGAAGTTATAAAGAGGAAATTGGAAAAACTGTATAGGGTCTACATAGTAGACATTAACAAAAACGACATAGGCGAGATGAGCACTAACGAAGTGACTGAAGACATTAAGCCTTGGATTGAACAAGCAAGAGAGGTGTATGCATTATGACACAAATAATAGGGCTTGCCGGAAGAAAACAAAGTGGCAAGAACGCCTGCTGTAATTTCCTGACCATGCTTAAACTCACAGAGTCTGGTGTATGCGAGCGGGTCAAGCAGGACACTGAGACAGGGGAGCTTCTTGTGTCTGATGTATTCGGAGAGAGAAGCCCCGAGTCCGAGTTCATGCCATTCAAAAAGCCGTATATCGATGTTGAAGCTGCTTTAGACACTGCAAATGTAGTAAAGATATATTCTATTGCTGGCTCCCTTAAAAGAATAGCTATAGATGTTTTAGGACTAGATGAGAGCAAGGTCTATGGCACAGACGCAGATAAAATGACACATACCTCCTTTAGATGGGAGAATATGCCCGGTGTAATGTCTACAGAGAAGGCTGATACTTTATTCAACGCAATATATGGATATAAATCTTTTGAGAAATTAAAGGGTTTGCCTATGACTGTTCATCAACCCGGCCCAATGACAATCCGCGAAGTCCTTCAGTATGTCGGCACCGATATCTTTCGCAAAATAAATCCTAACATATGGATTGATACGGCGATTAGGCGAATCGAAGAAGACCGGCCAGAAGTTGCTCTTGTCTGTGATGCTAGGTTCGATAATGAAATCAATATTCTCAAGGAAAAGAATGGGATCGTAGTTGGACTTCGCAGAGACATATTCAACTCTAAAGATACTCATGCAAGCGAACGAATCAATTTCGATCTATGCAACGGGGTAATCGACAATCGCAAAATGAGTATGGACGAACAGAACGAGGCCCTATTTAATATGCTTAGGGAGCACAATTGTAAAAATATTCGCAGTTTGGGGATTTAATAAGTGGGTTCTAAAGAAGAGAAGCTATATGTAGATCGAGTTAAAGATCGAGATATTGAAATCAACGAGACAGTAGACGCCCTCATTAAAAAACATAAACGCAAAATCGACAACGCATCTAAAAAGGTAAAATCAATCGGATGCCAGCACCATTTTTATTCTAGATTTCAAACAATGGATGATAATGGTTACGGTAAATGGTATGAGATAGAAATCAAAACCTGTAGAGTCTGCGGTGAAAAAGACGTTTACTCAAAATGGCCGCTAAAAGAAAGGTAATATGACAATTCCGATAGTCTACTTTAGGAGTAGCTCTTTCAACGCCTGTAGGACTTGTGAACTACTAGGCTATATTGAATATACGTTAGGCATCAGAGGCAAAGGCAATAAAGCCGCCGACAAAGGAACGATAGTCCATAAGGCTCTTGAGATATGTGCGTTAGCACAAAAGGCAGAACAAGATGGTATCAAGCTTATAGTAGATGAAGATATAGGTGAAGTAGAAACAGATAACTATACAGAGGAGTATCTGGAAAATATCTGCTCACGAGCGTACCGCCATTACACAAAGCAGTTTGACTATCACGAGTGGCTACCTCTTGACTATAAACACTGTCTGGCTTGGACTTGGGAAGCTCTTAGGTATAAGGACGGGATGTTTGACCCTCGAAACCGCAAAATAGTTGCGGCAGAGCCCTTCTTTGATTTTAAGATAGAAAAGGACTGGGCAGCTTACGATTATACGGTTGGTGGTGAGAGGCTAAAGGGGAACTTGGGCCTTAAGGGGGCTATCGACTTGATCACCGATCTAGGTGAGGGAGTTTACGAAGTGATAGATTGGAAGTCCGGTTCTTCCAGAAAAGATTGGGCTACAGGTAAAGAAAAAGACCAATGGAGCCTATTCTCAGATCCACAGCTACGATTATATCATTATGCCTGCAAACAGATGTACCCTGATGTTCATACATTCCTTGTTACTATATTTTTTATTAGAGCAGGCGGCGCTTATACAGTTCACTTTCAAGACTCAGATCTGGAAAAAACAGAAGAGCTGATTAAGAAAAGATTTGAGCACACAAGAGATATAGAGGTTCCAAAAACAGTGAGACAAACTCGACCTAGTCAGGGATGGCGATGTAAGAGAATGTGCTATGCTGGACAAACAACTTTTGAAGATACTAAAGGAATAAAGGCAGAGGAAGAGAAGCGGTTCGGTCAATATACGAGATACGGCGAGACTATGAGTAAGTGTGAACAGATACGCCATATGATTGACAAGTATGGGATTGAGTGGGTTACTGATAACTATAAGAATCCAGACCATGCGATTGGTGATTATGGTCATGGTGGTGGTAAACTAAGAGATGAAGGTATTTAATGATGCCAATTGATGTGGTATGCCCTGAATGCGAATTGGAATTCGAGGCTGATTGGGATACTGACAAGTGCCCAAAATGTAAGAATGGACTTATCTTTGACGAGCAATGTACAGAAGACTATAGCGACTGTTGGACAGTTGTTCTTTGGGAAAGTTGGGGATATAATTATTAAAACTATAATAGCTGGAGAAATAGATGACGGCAATTAGAAAGAGAACATGCGATCTTTGCAATAAGGGAATTACAAGTGGAGATAAATATTATTTTATCTCTATGAAAAAAGAATCTCATGAGGAGACAGACGGTCAATATGAGCCTTGGAAGTCGCAATTTACGACTGTGATGTATGGAATAACACAGTCACCAAAAAATTATGATGTATGCGAAAAATGTTTCCCCAAGATAGACAAGATTTTCTCTAATCCTAAGAAAGGTTTGTTTTCATGATCGAAGTAGAGATTACAGACAAGATGAAGAAGAACGCTCAGGCCAAAGCTAGGCGAATGGGCAAGCTTAAGAACTCGATTACCAAAGGCAGCGGGAATGTGGCGGGGTTTCTCGGGGAATACCTAGTCAACGAGATCCTTAAGGGTAAAATCGAGAACACTAAGGATTACGATATCGTACACGAGGGCGTCAGATACGACGTTAAGACGAAGCGGTGTACTAGCGAGCCAAAGCCAGAGTATGATTGCTCTGTAGCCGCGTACAATACGGTCCAAAAATGTGACGCCTATATTTTCGTGCGCGTCCAACAAAACAAAACCACTAAAAAGTGGGAGAAGGCTTGGATATGCGGCTACTATGATAAGGAAGAATACTACAAGGATTCTCGCAAACTATTTAAAGGACAAAGAGACGGGTCCAATTGGTTTAGGGTAAAGGCCAACTGTTATAATTTACCTATAAGTGATTTAAATTCTATTGAGGATTTAGTGTGACTAAAAAGTATACAGTTCTCCACTCCCATTCTGAGTACAGCTTAATGAGAGGGCTGCCCTCTTGTGGAGATATAAAAGAGCGCATTACCGAAATAGGGTCTAGCGCTTGTGCGATAACTGACCATAACGGTGTCAGTGGGTGTATGGATTTTGATCATGAGATGAGAGAGGGGGAGATAAAAATAAAGCCTATATTGGGCAGCAAATTCTCCATATGTAGGGATAAGGTAACTCGCCAAGTGTCAACCAATCGTGCTCTTGACCATCAAATCATACTGGCTAAAAATCTTGCCGGTTGGAAAGACCTACTTAAGCTTACAAGTGTAGCTAATCAGAAAGAACACTACTACTGTAAGCCTCGCCTTGACATGGAATCTATAGTGGAATATGCTAATAAGGGTAATTTGATTTCCTTTAGCGGACACTTGGGATCTACCCTAGCTAATGAGATTAGCTGTGATGGGGAACTAGTAGATAATTGGAAAAATATGGGGATGAGAAAGGCCCTAGAGCTACAGAGTATGTTCGGGAAGGGCAACTTTTTCATTGAGATCCAACTGATTGATCGTGGCAACGAAAAAATGGAGACAATGGCGGGCTGTATGCGAGACATCGCGGCAACTACGGGTATCCCAGTGGTCGCCACTCCGGCGTCCCGCTATTGCCGTCAGGAAGACGCGGGCGACCAAAGGGTGCTCCTGTGCACATCTTATAAAACATCGCTCCCAGAGGTCTCTCACGAGCTAAAAACGGGTGAGGCGAACGATACCCTCAGTACCTTTTTCGGCTCTGACAACTATCACATCCCAACCTATGAAGAAATGGCCGAACTCCACACCCCAGAGGAGCTAGGTAACACCAATTTGATTGCAGATATGTGCGAAGATTATAGCGTGACCAATCCCCTTGATCCCCCAAAATTCAAGTGCCCTGATGGGATGAGCCCAGAGGACTACTTGAGAAAGTCTTGTGGGATTGGCTGGGTAGAGAAGATGGGTCATGTTAAAAAAGGAACGGAACTATTTAAAGAATACGGAGACAGAGTAAATGAAGAGCTTGGAACTTTTGGACCCATTGGATTATCTAGCTATTTCCTTATTGTTAATGATATTATTGACTTTGTAAAAAGTAGGGGATATCTGACTGGCGTAGGCAGAGGATCGAGCAGTGGCTGTATGATTTCTAACCTGTTGGGGATTACTCAAGTTGATCCTATACCTTATGATTTGATGCTTAGTCGATTCTATAATACAGGCAGAAATACTCCGGGTAAAATCTCTTGGCCTGATATCGACTTTGATATACCCAAGCGTGCTCGTGATGAGGCTATTGAGCATGTTCGAACTAAATACGGCGAAGATAAAGTAGCTCAAATTATTACCTTCCAAACCCTTGCGGGGAAAGCAGCCCTGACTAGGGTGATGCAGTCTCGTGGGAATATCGACTTCGCGGAGCAAAAGGCTTTAACCAAGCACATCGAAGATACCAGCAAGATCGCTGATGAGCTTAAAGGGATTGAAGACGAATACGGCGTCTCTTCTCCTATTATGTGGGCTTTAGAGAATAAGCGGGGTAAACTTAAAGAGTGGTGCTATATAGGAAAGGACGGCAAGTTAGAGGGGAGATTTGCAAAGATCTTTGAGCAGGCTATTCGTCTTGAAGGCACCAAGATTATTTCGGGGCGTCACGCCGCAGGCGTTGTGGTATCTAATAATCCTATTAGCGATGTTGCTCCGATGGTATTAGACAATAAGGGTAAGATCTATTTGGCGGGCCTCGAAGGTCCGTGGTGCGAGGCGGCTGGATTACTCAAGCTAGATTGCTTGGGCCTCAGAACACTAGACAAGACAATGGATGCAGTTAAAATTGTGGGAGGAGAATAGATGGTAAATTTACTTGCAGAGTACTCTTTATCGGCCCAACTTAATCATTTAGATGAACATAAATGGGAAATACTTGCTATCATGGTAATCGTTCCTGTGGTGGGTCCATTGGTGGCTTCCGTTTTCGTTCGATTATGCTTTGGACATTGGCCGAAGTAATATGAAATTAACTGATATATTCAATAAGAAGCCAGAACATCACGGACTAATGTGGCGATGGCAATCAGCGTATGCGGACGCCGACGATGACCACTATGTATTATACGGTCAGTTATGGGACTTATTAAGAGGTCAAGAGGGTGATCTCGGCATATATAAGTACTATAAAACAGAGTACAAGGCTAAGAAAGATTTAATGAGAGCTACAAGTATATATTTAGGCAAATTAAGCAAGGAATACCTAAGAGGAGATAGATGAGAAATACAAGATGGATAATCTGCTACGACTTCGAGACAGATCTTCCCGATCCTGACGAATGTAACGTGACAGAATTGGCGGCTGTTCCTATTGATCCAGATACTTTAGAGATTAAGAAAGAGCATGCTTTTAGTGCTATGATTAAGCCTCCGGGCATCAACAAAGAAGAATACTTTACTGATGCTAGAAATAAGACTATTAAGTGGCACGCTAATAATGCGAGCTGCACTTCAGAAGAGATAGTAGAGGGGTGGAAAAAGGGCACGGCGGAAAAAACGGCTTGGAAAAGTTTCGTCGCCTACTGCAAAAAATACGAAGTGGAAAAAAGGCCCGGTCTCTGGTATCCCCAGCCAATCCCTGCGGGGTACAATATTATAGGGTTCGACGCGGTCATCCTCGACCGTCTGGTCGATAAGCATAAAACGAAGAATCCATTCTCGGCTGTTCAAAAAATGGACATTATGGATCTAATGTTTTACTGGTTTGAGAGTTTAGATGAACCGAATGACCTAAAAATGGACACTTTACGAAAGTGGCTGGGAATGCCATCACAGGGGTTGGCCCATACAGCTATAGCTGATGTATTTGAAGAAGCAGAACTACTTGTACGATTCCTTAAGTTTATGAGACGACAGGCTTCTGTTGAGAAATTTAAGGGGAGTTTTGCGAAATGAATAATCCATACAGAAGAGGCGGGCCGAGACCTCAAACCTTAGAGGAAAGAACGATTGAAAAATATCACCCTACTCTCAGAGACAGTGTTAAGGAAAGAATAGCGAAGTATAATTTTAAGATCCAGTTTAAAGAGCGAACTTGGGTGTTAAAAGAAGAAACCGTGTGTGGGTTCACAGGGCATACGGCTGTCAAAGCGACTCAAATAGATCCAGAGCCTTTTGGCGTACTCTCAGTCACTAGAGACAAAAAAACACAATGCTCTCAAATATGGGTGTGGTCTGACGGTGCCGCTGACGGTGCCAACTATTGGCTAGTTAATGTTCCTAATGGATTATTTAAGGAAATTCATGATGAAGAAAAAACTACAAACACTACCTGAATTCAATGATCACCGAAGAAAACTTTACTCTCAAGATGGACCATATTTAAACGGTATAGAATGTCCTATTTGCTTTTACGAGCTATATGATATAAATGACGGTACTGTTATGTGTAGTAGTCCCCCGCAAGTTAGTATAACATGTTTTCAGTGCAAATGGAGTGGGACCAGAATAGCATGATTGAATTCCCCTGCGGCTGCAAATTTGAAGAGAACGAAAAAGGTCGCCCTATCTTCGATCCCAATATCTATAGTATCCCTCTTGATTGTGAAGCTACTTGGGACATGATAAGCAGTGGGAATACTAAGGGCGTATTTCAACTTGACTCCCAATTAGGCCAAGGGAAAGCGGCAGAGATTAAGCCAAGGAATATAGCAGAACTATCAGATCTTATCTCGGTCATTAGGCCGGGCACAGCTAATGCTATGCTTGATGGGAAGTCTCTTACTAAGCACTATATAGATAGAAAAGCGGGGAGAGATGAGGTAAAGTACTTCCACCCTGCGTTAGAGGGCGTACTTAAATCAACTTACGGCATCCTTGTATATCAAGAGCAAACCCTCCGCATAGCTAGAGATATAGCTGGGTATTCCCTACAGGAAGCTGAACTCCTTAGAAAAGCATTGGGTAAGAAGAAAATTGAGTTGATGGCTGAAATCGAGGAGACCTTCATCGCTCGGTGTATTGCTAAAGGTATCGTCTCAGAGAATGATGCTAAGGAAATCTTCGGCTGGATCAAAGAGGGTCAGAACTACCTGTTCAACAAAAGCCACGGCATCTCTTACGCCTACAACGCCTATCAAACTGCCTACACAAAGGCCCATTTCCCCAGAGCGTTCCTTACTTCATGGCTTCGTCATGCTGATGGAAAGATCAAGCCTTTACTCGAAGTTAATGAGTTAATCAATAATGCCCGCTTCATGGACATAGAAGTTTTACCTCCTTGCATACTTAACATGAATTTAGCCTTCTCTTTGGTTGATGAAAAGCCAGCGTTCGGTTTAACTAGTATCAAGAACGTGGGCGAGATAGTGTATCAAAAGATAAAAGGAGTAGTCAAGGACAATGGGTACCACCTGAGTGATATGGGATGGGGAGAGTTCCTCATGCGGATTGGCCGTTTTATCAGAACGGACTCTTTCACTAACCTAATCTCTGCGGGAGCGCTAGACTGCTTCTCAGTGAGCAGGAATAGAATGCTTTACGATTTCGGCATGTATCGAGACCTAAGAGATCCCCATAAAGACTTCCTTGTCGAAGACGATTCTTTGACGTTCACAGATGGGCTTAAGAACCTTATTTCCTATCTTGAGAACCTTGAAGACAGAAACGCTCATACTGATAGGTATATTGAAGAGGCAAAGGGTTATATTGTAGCTATAAATAGTCCCCCATACTCCTTAGTTGATATGCCTGCGTGGAAAGGTAAACTTGAGAAAGAGCTTCTCGGGATTGAAATGACAGGTTGTGAACTAGATGAATACGATACGGGACAGGCTAATTGTACGTGCTTGGAGTATGTCAAGGGATTTGATGCAAAGAATATCAGAATTGCCGCCCAAATCACAGATGTGAGAGAGTGGAAGATAAAAGCTGGGAAGAACAAGGGAAATGCTATGGGATTTCTAAAGATAGATGATATGACTTGCTCTATGGATAATATAACTATCTTCTCACAAGAGTGGGAGAAGTGTAAGAAAGAAGCGATAGAAGGTGCGGTTGTGATACTAAGAGGCTCTAAGGATAAAAACCGGGGAGATTTCTTGGTAAAAGGGGTGCAAAAACTTAAACGATGTGTATAATAAGGATATAATATGGATGATGCCATTAAAGAACATATGGGGCTTGTAAAGACCATAGTCGAAAGATTCAATCCAAAAAACGATACGATCAGAGAAGATTTGATTTCTGCGGGTACAATTGGATTATGGAAGGCTCTAGAGAAGTATGATGAAAGCAAAAACAAGGGCGGCAAGATCTCTACCTTCCTATGGAATCCTATCAGGTGGCATGTAATACATGAGATGAAAAGGATTAAAAAGGGATCAGCGGTAAGCCTATCTAAATGCCCTGAACCTATAGCTCCAATAGATTCGCAACTCTGGGAGTATATGGATTCACGGACTATCACTGATGAGGAAAGAAAAATAGTAGCCCTCAGAGCAGAAGGTTACAAATTTAGGGAAATCGGATATGAAATCGGCAAGACTAAAGCCGCCGCAGAAAATAAATTCTACAGAACTATCAGAAAAATCAGGAAACTAAATGGCTAAAAAGAAGGTTTTGTTTGTCGCTGAGTCGCACAAACTAGCGTCTGGCTTTGGCACATATGCAAACGAAATCCTACCATTACTTCATGCAACAGGTAAATACGAACTTGCTGAGTTCGCATGCTACTCTAGTGCTGAGATGTTTTCAGACACAGACTGGTTGATATACGCTAATGCTCCGTCTACTGCGGACGGCGAAGCATATGACAAAGAACACACTAGCAATACGGCTGTGCAATGGGGCATCACAAGACTTGAGTACGCAATTTTAGACTTCAAGCCGGATGTAGTATTGGCATATAGAGATCCTTGGATGGATGCTTATATAGCTGATAGCTCCCTGTTGCCATTTTTCAATTGGGTATGGATGCCTACCGTTGACAGTGCCCCTCAAAAAACAGAATGGTTGCACTGGTTTAATAGATGCGATAAACTCCTTACTTATTCAGAGTTCGGAGTTAAAACACTCAAGGATCAAACACGGGGAAGACTCTCACCTGAAGGGTGCGCCTCTCCATTTCTAGACTATACCCTGTTTGATATAGTAGCTGACAAGAAGAAACATAAAGCTTCTATGGGGCTAGATCCAGAATCGTTCATTGTTGGCTCAATAATGCGCAATCAAAAGCGCAAGATGTTTCCAGAGTTGATGAAATCTTTTAAGCGATTCACAGAGGAGGCCCCAAAGGAAATATCCGAGAGGGCGTTCTTATACCTGCATACTAGCCACCCAGAGAGATTCGGTTGGGATATTACCTCACTGACCCATGAGTATGGTCTAGGTTCTAAACTGCTATGCACATACACATGCCAAGGATGTAGCAAATTCTTTATATCTCACTATCGAGACGCTATCTCAATATGCAGTCATTGTGGGCGAAACTCAGCAGTCCTTCCCGGTGTTACGAATGGCCTTAGTTATTCAGACCTACCTAAAATATATAATGTAATGGATCTATACGTGCAGTACGCGATAACCGAGGGATTCGGATATCCTGTAATGGAAGCAGCCGCCTGTGGCGTTCCTACCGCTGCTATAGATTATAGCGCGATGGAGGATACTATCCATCACACAAAGGGGTACCCTATAAAGGCTAATCTTGCTAGAGAGCTTGAAACAAACGCTGATCGGTCAGGCCCTAACAATGATGCCTTGGTTAAAATATTCCATACCCATTCTAAGAAAACACCCCAACAAATTAAGAAGATGCGGCTTGAAGCGAGAAAAGGATGCAAGAATAGGTATACCGCAAAGAATGCTGTTAAAGCTTGGGAAGAAGCGATAGATAATAGCAAGAATAAATTGCCGTGGAATCATCCAAGGTTAATGAGGCTGCTACCAGCAGGACCGCCAGAGGGCCTATCTAACCAGCAGTTTTGTGAATGGATATGCTCCTCACTAGTCCAAGACGAATATCACCTGTTCAATTATAAGATGCTATCTATGTTGCGGGATTTAAACTTCGGTGCCTCTGTATCTAAGGATATGATAGAGAAGTGTGACCATAAGACCCTATTCGAGGAGAACGCTAGTTTAGCCAAAAGACGACTCCACTATGATATGGTGAGGTGCGGAGATCTCCAAGTACAGCCCCCAAGATTTATAACGGAAGCGCATAATAGGATGAAAAAATAATGACTAAGAAGGATGTATTATATGTGGGGCCGTATAGGCAAACGGACGATTGGGGATGTACTAGCAAGGCTCTCCTTCAACTACTTACCCTTCAAGAAGATTTAAATGTAGTGGCGAGACCTGTTTGGTTCAATAATCAAAGAGGTCAAGGGCTTGCTCAAGATCTAGAGGCTAGTGAGAACAATACACTTCAAGGGACGCACGATGTAGTTATTCAGCATGGAATACCCACCAATCTGAATTACAATGGGAACTTCAAAGAGAACATCGCCGTACTAAGTCTCGATTGCAACATATCGAATACAGAGTGGCCGACGCACTTAAACCTATTCGATAGGGTGATTTGCTTCAGTAGGTTTGAAGAGATTATACTCTTAGAGTCTAAAGTAACCACTCCAATTGAATCTTTTAACCATCCTCCGTTTTTTATAGAAGCAAGAAAGACCTCTTTGGACTATGACTATACAGGAACAAAGTTTTATACAACGGGCTCGGCTGAACCGAAGTCAGGACTTGTAGAAACGATGGCGGCGTTTCTGTCAGGGTTTAGTATATCTGATGAGGTGATCCTAATAATAGCTACAAGTAATAGCGATAAGGTGTCAAAGTTAGCTGAGCACATTAAGCATTCCCTTGGTATATACAAAGACCACAAAAGATATCCCAATATCGCAATAGTCAATACTACAGATCCCACAGTTATGAACTACCTCCATGACATTTCAGACTACTTTATTGATCTGTCTTATAACGCGAAGGTCTCACAAGCACAATTAGCAGCTATCTCCTATAACAACCATGTGATAACGACAAGTCATATTGGGCTTGGTGTTTTTAATGATAATTATTCCTTTAGAGTGAGCCACACTAACGAGATACAGTTATGTCCAGAAAGACCACTAGATGACCTATATACTGGAGAGCACTGTTGGACTTGCCCAAGTATAAGATCAGCACAGGAAGTAATGCAGTATGCCTACGCACACGGGCCTAACGAGCATGACAAAGAGATGCTAGAAAAAATCAAGTCCCAAATGTTCATCCACCCCCATGCAAGGATTAAGGAAATATTATGTATACAATAGAAGGGGTAATACAGCGGGCTGTCGGACGAAAAAGATTAAAGATCCTATTACTTCATGAGTTATTCGATGGCTACATAGAGAATCTAGCGCTCCTGCCCCATGACTTCTATATCATAACCGATTTTCACACAGGCCCACAATGGGTAAGTGAAACTACTCCCGCCAATCTACATGTGTCAAAAGGACTTGGAGAGACATGTGTTAAGAACTTCGACCTAATCATATGCTTTGGAAGAGGTAACATATGTGATAAAGCGGAAGAGCTATCAGCCTTATGGCACGTCCCTATAGTCATTGTGGATATCGTTGGAGCGGCTGTCCTTTCACCATCTCCGTTCTTCAGCCAAATACATATAGACCATGAAAGAATTTTATTCGAGCGCAATGCTATAGCATCAGTTGCGGTAGATGATTCAATAAAAGAATCTTGGGTCTCTAGCGGAACTCCAATCACTGTGACAATCGAACATGTCATTAATACCTTCGATGTTAATCCAGAAGCGACAAAAATATTGATAGACCCGTATCTGCCAAAAGCATATATAGATAGCTTGCCTATAGATATAAATAATACCATCTTCACTACTAACGTGGCAGAGGCGGCGATATACCTTCACCTATGGCAATCGACCACACCTAAGATGCTTAATTGTATCAAATCTAAGTTGCCGGTGGTTACATTTAAAAGTGATGATATGCTGGATCTCTTGGAAAAGAACCTATGTATCACAATAGAAGACCTTAGAGATATTTCTCCAACCTTTATTCAGGAACTAAAAGGGTTTGAAAAAATAGAGCACGTAATGGAGCAAGTTGATATGTACCAATCCTCTTCTATAGCAGAGTTCATAAACAGGTGGGAAAACATAATTGATTACACAAGACACAGTTTCTATATAAAGTAAGGAAGAAGATGAAGACTAAAAATGTTAGGGTGATGATTAATAAGCAGATTGATGGGGACAAGACCGATGTAGAGATGGCGAATGCCCCTGACGCTTGGTTCACAGAGATCAAGGTGGTCGATGCGCTAGAGAGATCTGAAGACGACAATATCCTAGAGAACCTGTGTTCAAAAGTCAAGCTTGGTGGTAAGATAATTCTTAGTGGAATAGACGCCCACGAGATCTGCCGCAGAGTGCATTATGGTAAGCTGGGATTGGCAGCGGCAGCAGAACATCTATTCAAGAATGCTAATAGGTTAAACTCAATCGCGGACCTTAAAGATTATCTTGTTAATCAAAAGAAATGGAAAATTTTATTCGCCGGTCTACAAGACGGCAGGTATCTAGTCGAAGCCGAAAGAAATCAATGAATGACAAAAAAGAAGAACTCATCATAAGCCAAATACATACTCCGTGCAAGGAATGTGTCTTCGCCATGTGGAAAAAATCCACACAGATAGGGTGCAAGCTAGGAAGAATCGAGGCATATAGAAACGCCGGGATTGAGGTAATGGAAGTTTACGATGATACAGATAGAGAGTTCTGCCTGATAAACGGGAGGGTGTGCCTGTCCTACAGGACAGAAGCCGTCATGAGTGACCACCCCAAGCAGTGCTGGGAAGAAATAGTAAGACTCCAAACAAAGATCCCTTATCAGGCTATAGTTTTTATAAATAAAGAAGACACGGTCACTACTATAAAGGCATCTATAAAAAGATTAAAGGCCCAAGATGTCCAGCCCAACCTAGTAACCTTTGTTAATAAGCAATACTTGCTCTACTCTGAAGACCCAGATAAGTACACTAAGCCAAGCACAATGTTGGAGTGCCTACAAAACGCAGAGTTCCATCAGTTCAACTTCAAGAACGTCTATGACGAGACCCTTGATGATAGGAGCTTGATAGATCTGGTATTCGATAGTACGAAGAACCTTCCGTATCCCTTCTATGTTTCGTTTGATGCATCATTTGATATTCCACAGGGGTTCAGTAAAGAGCTGAATGAGTCTGTATCTATGAAGATGATCCAGCTAGGATTCGCTTCACCAGTAGATGGGATTAACGGAATGATCGTCAATAGGATAGCTCATAAGAAACACGCCGGTAATAGCTTTGGTGTTAACATAGAGAAGAAGATAGAGGCTAATGAAGATGAAGGTCACAAATTCATATTTAAGGCGGTAGATATATGTCCAAGTTTAAAGTCTTAAGCAATATAAACGATAATCTAGATAAGGTAATCCCCGATGAGATCTGCTTCTTTATTGACGAGAAAACAACGATAACAGAAGAGAATATGGATCGAATGGCTGCTGAGTTCAAAGATCCTAAGATAGGCTTCGTTTATACAGATGCAGTAATAAAAACTGAGGAGTACTCCTTTGTCGAGTACCTTAGTGGGAAGGATTTACCTGATATAGCTTTCGCTATGAGGGTTCCCGAGGGTATAACTTTAGAGAAAGTCAACGGAGAGTCTAAGTCTTTACTAATGAGACAACTTGCCGCATATGGACTTTATTTCATACATATAGCAGATCCTCTTATAGAAATAAATGAATGAGTATCAGACATATAAAGGCCATCAATAGGCCAAATGAAATAGATATAATAATACCGGCGGCTGGGCTAGGGAGAAGAATGAAATCCTACGGCCCTAAGTCGCTGATAAAAATAGCTGACAATGAAACGATCCTGAGTCGCCAACTCAAAATCCTAAAAGCCACGATCCCGAACTCTAACATCATATTGGTATGTGGATTTGAGGCCAATAGGTTAATGAACAAGTCACCGGACGACATAATTAAGATTGAGAATGAGAGATACCAAGAAACGAATGTGGCTCGCAGTATAGGGATGGGACTCAGGGCGTCTTCTAAAGATGTGCTAGTAGTGCATGGAGATCTAATTTTTAACCAAGCCTGCATAGAAGAATTGAATCTAAATAGATCTTCTACTGTAATCGGCACGGATATAATGGGGAAGGGAGAAGTGGGCTGTGTACACAATAACAATCGCTTAGAGAGCATGATGTTTGACCTAGAGCCTAGATGGAGTCAGATAACATTCTTTACAGGTAGAGAGTTGGCCTCTTTGAAGAAGATATGTTGGAATAGAGAGAACGACTTGCTTTTCGGATTTGAGGTCATCAATAAAATCATTAGCGCTGGAGGCAAGATAAAAACTGTCACCGCCAAGAACGCGAAGGTTATAGATATAGATATGTCGAAGGATATACTTAAAGTCAAGGATATAGTATGAAGATAGTAATCAGTGCAAAAAACTCCTCTCACCCTAAAGTTCAAGGGTTAGCTCAGGCATTAGCTACGGACCATCAAGTGGGGTACTGGGCAGTAGAAGAATCTCCCTTGGTAGATATGATAACTAGACAGTCTCCTGACCTATTTATAGCAGATGACGAGGACAAGACTGTTGAGTACCTTATCGATGACGAAGATTTCAAGAGCACTAAGATAGTGACACTAAACACTAAAAAGAAGAGGCTTGAGAATCACTCTGGGCTAATCATTAATCTAGAAGAATTTACCGGGATGACTATGACCGATTTATTCGTTCCTTATAGCTCAAACGATTTTCTAGCTGGAGGTGAACCAACTCGACAGTATATGGCAGACATAACAGTATTCACAGATGGTATGGAGGATGTGAAATTCTCTGAATGGATATCCGCCCTTGCGTGTAAGTACACAGTAAAGGCTTACGGCTCACATCAGCCTAGCTTAATAGAATATTTGGGTAGCCCAGATACCGAAGACTATAAAAAGATACTAGCCTCGGGAAGAGTGGGGATAGCGTTCGATGAGCGATGGCTTCCTGACATCAGTAGGGCAGGGATGATTCCGCTCCTTTACACTCTCGCCCCTTCCACTCATTGGGAGTTTTCCACATATAAGGAGTTAGCAGAGGCGTGTTCTCACGTTACGAACCCAGAGTTTTACACATATTTATGGGCAGAGGGGCTTAGGGATAAATACGAGAAAGAGACCTACGGTAAAATTGCCAAGTCTATACTTGAAAGGATATTCGAATGATAGGTGTTATAACAAACACTGTAATGAGTGACCCTGAAAACCATTTGATATTCAAGGCATTAAACGAGCTTTCTAAAGATACTAACTGTTTCTTATTCACTAATATAGTTCAGTCACTACCTTGCCCCCACAAGTTTGCTATAATGCAGCAGGTGGAGGCGCTAAGTCACAAAGGTATTTTGATTAGTACAGATATCATAACTTCACAAATACTAAAAAACAACCTGATGGCAAAGAAGAAATACTACTATGTGTGGGGGCCTGAGTGGAGGAACCTAAGCAACTTCTCCCCAAACCAACTCGGTAGCATATTCTACAACGATGAAGTATCATTGATTGCCAGAAGTGTATCACACCACTCCATGCTATCTGGATTATTTAAAGAGCCAGAGCACGTAGTGTATAATTGGAACGTAAATGAAATGAGGAAAATATTATGAGCAAAAGTAAAAAGAGAAGTAACCCCGGTGAGTTCTTCACCCTACCAGAAGAAGAGAGACTTGAGACTTATGAGCTACTTTATTATGAGTCTAAGAATAGCTGGGCCGAGATAGCCAAACTTCTAGGCACATATCCAAACAAGGCAAGACGAGACGCTGCTAAGCTAGGTATGTCCTCTAGGGATAAGTCTAAGGCTCAGCAGCTCGCTATATCAGAAGGTAGGTGTGAACATCCGACTGAGGGGAAACAGCAGTCAGAGAAAACCCGCATCAAGATCAGTGAAAGTCAAGGTAAAGTATGGGACGACCTCAGTGAGGAGGATCGGGAGTATCGATCAGAAATAGGCAAGAAGTCTTGGGATGATAAGACAGATCTAGAGAAAGAGAACTTTTTCAAGAAGTCTGTTGACGCTATTCAGAAGGCTTCTAAAGAGGGATCAAAAGTAGAGTTGGAGCTGTTCAATTACTTAATAGAGGAAGGATATAAAGTACTAAAGCATAAGGAGCACTTCCTAAAGAACGAAAAATTCCACCTTGACTTATACCTGCCGGAACAACGTATAGCAATCGAGGTTGATGGGCCAATGCACTTCAAGCCTGTGTATGGAGAGGAGAAACTTAACAAGCGACAGGCGGCGGATTCCTCCAAGAACGGGCTGGTTTTATCAGGAGGGATGGTATTAATCAGGGTAAAGTTAGATAAGAGGCAATCGCAAAGGTATATACGATCTCTTAAGGCTAAGCTATTAGGTCTTATTAAAGAGATAGGAATTAAGTTCCCAATAGAAAATGAAAGGTATTTTGAAATATGAGTAAAGATGATATGAAGGTTACTGATATGGTAGAAGAAGTTATTGAAGAAGCTACTCCCCACCTGATGGGGAACGTCCCCATGTTGAACACTGTCGAGTGGGCAGAATATATCCTAAACCAACTGTTCGATAGCGAGCTTGTTATGGGCTCCCCTACAACAGATGGGTTAAGAAGAGTTGCTGATAATGTGTTTGGTGAGATCTTAGAGTCTAACTCTACAGTCTTAGAAGTCCCTACTCGGGCCGCTAATGCGAAGGCAACGGTCCAACACACCCTTGTAATTAGGAAGTACAGTACGGGCTCTCTTATTAAGGTTGGAGCCTGTGTTGACGTACTATGTGATAAACTACCTCATCCATTTAATCAGCACTTAATATCTACAGCCTGCACTAGAGCAGAAGGAAAAGCTTTAAGGCGCGCTTTAAAGATTCGCGTACAAACAGCCGAAGAACTATCAAACTCCGAGGACATTGAGGACATGACGAAAAACGATCCGCTAACCGATCAGCAAATACTTGCCATTAAGCAAATGTGTAAGAGGAATAATGTTGATCTGGTGAAACTTCTGAAGGATAACTCAGAAAAGAATAAGACGATTAAAGACATTAAGAATATTGAGGGCCGACATATCATGAACAAACTCTCCCACTACCAAAGAGAAGGTACCCCGGAAGAGTTCACTGGTTATGATGAAGGCTGGGCTGATAGTAAATTTGGAGGTAATAAATAATGAGAGTTAAAGTAGAAGTAACTGATGGTCTTTGGGTGGAAGAAGATGTTGATAAAGAAGTTGATGCATTTAAAACCATCGCCAGAATAACAGAACTCTTCAAGCACAGTGAATGTGGAATGTGCAAATGCAAGGATGTAAAATTTGTTTGTCGTCAAGACAAAAGTGAGAACGACTGGATTGAGGTTGTGTGTAATGACTTCAAAAACTGCGGAGCGAAACTGATTTTCGGTCAAAAGAAAGGTAAAGGCGGCGAGATTTACCCCAAGATCAGATGGAACAATCTTTCTGAAACACAGCAGAAGGAAAGGCACGAGGAAGAAGAGTATTCGGAGAAGCATTTTGGATTCCTGCCCAACAAAGGCTGGTTCATCTATAAGCGTAAGACCGACTAAGATTTTTATAAAAAGCAGATACCACAAGAGGGCTAGGATATAACCTAGTCCTCTTTTTTTGTTCTATATGGGAAGACCTTGTTAAGAAACTGCTTTCTTTTACTACAACCGCAGCCTCGCCCGCCCAAAGCCTGAGATACCAATTCTTCGGTTATTCCGAAAGACGAGAAGACTCTCTCTAAAGTGTCCCCTAGTCCTACAGGGTCTTTATGCCTAAAGTTAGTTATATTGATATCCTCTTCTTTTTCAAGATGCTCAATAGCTTCATCTATCTTTTCAATACCCATATCCCTTTGCCTTTATATAATTGGCTCTTCGCCTTCACATGCAGGAGCTGTGCCCGCCGTGCAGGTATTATCGATTGAATTACTGCTAGTTATCCAATAAAGACTCTCATCACAATTACTATATAGACTTATTTGACCACATGATGCAGCAACATCTGTGACATACCCATTACCATCTTTGGTGACGCAGATCCCTGTAACCATGTGAATCGTCCCGCCGGAACCTCCAATATTTATATCCACCATAGCATGTAGTGTCTCGTCACCACAGCTAAATGAGGTTTCACACTTCCCACCCGCCGTTGATCCCGCCGAAATTTGAAAAGCATTACTATATTCATGCGTTGATGTTTGTATTACACCATAAGGGTCGCATTGCGAGTCAACCCCCGTCACTATAGTATTATTAAACAGGATTAATGAGCACTCATCACACGACGACATCCCTATGCCTCGACCAGCTATTATACGGTTCAAATATTTAGGAGGTATTCTATGGCAGTATGGCCCTGCCGTACTAACCGGGGAGCCGGGCGAACATCGAGCACAGCTCTCTGTGCGGCGCTGAGTTACTGCTTCACAATCTGCATCATAATTAAAATGCTGACCACAAAGGATTCCATCGGTAAAAAAGGTCATAGGATGGGTTATATGCATATAGCAGCCATCATAATTAGATGTAAGGCCAGAGGCAAATACAAATCCTTGATTGCACTCTCTTTCTATACTGGTCGTATTACATGTGTCTTCATAACCACTAGTATAAATACACGAATCTATCTGTACCTGACCACATGTAGCACCCGCGACATCATAAACGGCTAGTCCAGATCCAAAGGATATTTTCTCCACACAATCTTCTGCATAAGCTGATATATCACAGCCAGCAATACCTTCAACATAAACGGTATTCGCTATATTAAGACCTACAGTCGCGATCTTGTTGCCGCACCCATCAGTCTCTTCGATCATTGTGAACCCAGCACCACCGCAACAACTGTTACCTGTACTAAAACATATCTTCTTAATGTCTTGTATATCACCCGAGCCATCAATACATGCATCTAATCTATTAACTGGAAAAGCATAATATTTACAGTCAACATTATCATAATATACAGGGATCTTCCCAAGCCCAGATGGCGCATCAATATCCCAAGGCCATTCAACGTCAATAGTCTTAGTCGATACCGTGCCACCTGTAGCGTCATAAACGGTTTTACCATTCTCTAAATCATATTTGCCAACAGTGTCTAAACACCCGGTGATAGTAGCGTGAACTGGTCGCGGAGGTTGAGGAGTAACCCAAACCCCTCTCTCTCTATCTAATACGAGGTCTAGTGGGGCGACGGGCCATGTTTTAGGTTTTTGTAGCCAACCATCTAGGAATTTATCTTGCAAAGCCAAGCTAGTAAACGTACCACCAGCCGCTGCTGCCTCAGAATCAGCTTTATTAGGAATAGGCTTGCCGCACATGTCACGGCCCCATTGTTGAATCATCAACGGTCCACGGATAGCCATGAAGCTATAGTCTGAAGCATAGCCTCCTGCACCACCCGCTTCGCCTTCTGGAATAGCCCAACCAGATGTTGGAGCAGATGTTCCACGACCTAACACCTCTATATCGTGGCCGCTTGTGGCAGTGTCTGATCTATTAGTAAGCAAAGTACT